TAATTCAATGTATGAGAGATACTACTATAATAAAATAGTAGATAAAGGATTACAAGGTAAAGAATATAGAGAAGAGAATTGGGAATCTTATATGTTTAGGATTATTAATATGTTTAATAAAAATGCTGACCCTACGGCACTACATTGTTTACCTACAATATATAAAGCTGTTGATTTGAAAAATATTGATAGATTAAAAAATACTCGTGATTCATTAGAACTTGCTATTACAATATACCAATTATTGAATATGCATTTTTCTATACAAAAAAGAGAAGATTCTAAACACCAAGGGCAGCAAAACAGAGCAAATGCTAAACATAATAAAATTTCAAGAGAAGATATAAAGAAAGTATTTGGCAAACAAGAAAAATTTTTAAAAGGTCAAACACCCAAAACAACCTTAACTAAAAAAGAACAAAAACAAGTTCAAGCTATTGGTAAATCTAATATTAAAATTAATGATGTTAAAGTATTAGATACATCATGTCCTGTACATGTTATTGAGGGTATAACACCTTCCATTATTGAATCAAATTTATATGATGTTTTTAGTATAAATGATCTTAAGTTTAGACAACAAGTAGAAGATGGTATTAATATAGGTAAAAAATTATTACATAAATTACAAATTAGAAACGAACAAATAACATTAGCATCTAAAAGATTAAAATCAGGGAAAATTGATCCTAGACGAATATATGCTGCTGGTTTTGAAGAAGATTTATTCTACAAAATAGACAGATCAAGCTATAAGCCTATCAGTTTACACGTTACAATTGATGGTAGTGGAAGTATGGAAGGTACAAAATGGTGGCAAGTATTAACTAATACAGTTGCATTAGGTTATGTTGCATTAAAAATGGACAATATTGATTTAACTATATCTATTAGAACATCAGGTAAAAACCCAACCTCATCATCAATGAATGCACATATACCATTATTGATTTTGGCTTTTGATAGTAAAAAACATACATTAAGAGACCTAAAACGCTTGGCACACTATAAATGTAATGGATTAACACCCGAAGGAATGTGTTTAAATGCATTAAATGAATTTATACCTAATTCTTCTTATTATCTTGATAGTTATTTAATTAATATGAGTGATGGTTACCCAACATTTGAAATGGGGAAGGATTTAAATTATAGAGGAGAAGAAGCAATATTAGATACAGCCAAAGCAGTAAAAAATATAAAAAAGAAAGGCGTTAAAATATTAAGTTATTTTATACAGTCATCTACAACAAAAACTAAATCAAAAGAACTGAATGAGAATTTTCAAATTATGTATGGTAAGGAAGCATCATTTATTAATCCTAAAAATGTAAATGAAGTCACTAAAACATTAAATAGTCTATTCTTAGAAAGAAATTTAATATCATGAGTTATAAAAGAACAGAAAACAGAGGGAGGCCCTCAGAAAAAGAACAAGTAGCAAAAACTAAATATATTTTAGATTATGGGGATATAATATATCACTTTGATGATGAAAAAAGTAAAAATGGGGCGTATTTAGTAGAAATGATAGATCCTGAATTTGATAAAATAGAAAAATTATATAATAAACTAGAAAAATTACAAATACCCAAATATCATGAAAATGGCAGAAAAAAAAGAACAACTAAGGTTGACAAAATCAAGATGGAAGCTACTGAGAGAGCGTATTGGAAGGAACATTATAGACTCTTTCCAGAAGATAAGCCTAAGAAACGAGGCCGTAGAAAGAAAAACACAAATGTCTGAAGCAGAACAAATCGAAGAAATACTAGAAGAAGCGAACGCTTACAACCTAAGAAGTGAAGTAAAAGACACAGCTGAAAAAATCCTCAAAGAAAATGACATGTTTTCTAAACTTGATGCATACGTAACAGCATATCACGAATGGATTAAATAAATGGATACAATTTTAGAAACGCTAGAAACACTTATTGATGACATAGAAAGGGATGAAAACCTAACAAAGGATGACATTCACAGTGCATTAAGTAAGTTAAAAACAGAAATCGAAGACCACCAACTAAGTATAAATGAAGGTGGAGATCTTCAATGGGAGGATTTGGATTAGTTGAATTTTATTAATATATTTATACACGATCGTTAGCATTTATGTTAGCTACTTTTTTGGACGAGGGTTCGATACCCTCCACCTCCACTAATTTTAAAATCATGGGGGTGACTGGATTTGACAGGAAGATAAGGGCATGAAGAGATCAACCGCACAACTGGCGAACAAGTTGAACTAGCAATGGCTGCCTAAGAGGTACCCTGCGCGAACGGCAAACAGGGATCATGTCGTAAAAATCCCATAGAGCGGCCCCAGGGCTGCTCTTTTTTTCTATATGTATTTCTGTATATTATATTATTTTAAATAAAATAAAAATGAAAAAATCAGAATTAAAAAAAATCATCAAAAACATCATTAAAGAAGGATATTCTCCACCATCATCAGAATATGACACACCATCATCTGATATGTTTGCTAGTGGGGAATTAGCTGCAGTAATAGCACACCAGGGGTTTAAAGAAGACACTGAAGGTATGGAGGACATTGAAGCATACAAGACAGTTCATTCTTTTGTTAGAAAGAGAGGTAGATCACATATATCTGATGAAACAATAGATAAGATAATTACAATCCGTATACTTAGGGAGATGGGTAGGATCAATTAAAAAACCAATAAAATGGCAACACAGAAGGAACTTATAGCAGATTTAATAATAGAGATAAATTCAATGAAAAGTAAACTCCCAAATGGTGAGTTGAAATTGATTCAAAAATCTCTAGTTGATTTAGAAAAAGGTCAATGTGATATTAGAGAAGATGTAAAAGGTATTCAAAGAAGATTATTCAATCCAGACAATGGGTTAATAGTTGAAGTGAATAAAAATACGGAGAGAATGGATGAAAGAGATGCTAATCTTGGTGGTTGGTTAAAAGAAATCGAGCATTTCCATGGAATAGTAGAATGGAAAAAAACCGTACAAAAAGGATTATGGGTAATTTATTCAGCAGTAATAGGAATAATAATTAAACTTTTATTCTGGAATTAATGCATTGTATTTTAACCATATTAATATCAATGTTTTTGGGGTGGGTTATTTGTGTAAAAGCTCACCATAGATGTACTATAAAACAATGGTTAAAAAATAAAAAGAAGTGCATAGATAAAAATATAAAAAGTTAACATGTCAAAAGAGTTAAATGAAGATACAGGGTTTAAGGTATCAATAAAAACTTTAATTGGGATAGGAGCAGCAATGGCCACAGTTATATCAATGTGGTTTATGCTACAGGCAGATATTGATAAAGCAAAAAAATTACCAAAACCAGATGTAACTAGAATGGAATTCGATATGAAAGACCAATTAGTTAGACAAACAATTATGACTACTCAGGAGGATGTTAAAGAAATTAAAGAACAACTTAATAAACTAGAAGATAAAATAGACGCTTTAAGATAGAGATTATGAAAAAATTACTATTAGCATTATTATTTTTACCTTTTTTATCACAATCACAAGATTTATCATGTGGTGATAATATTTGCGTTGTAGAATTTAATGCTGGATGGAACGAAGAAAACAGCATTACTTGGTTAAATGGGTTAACAAATTGTGGTATTGTTAGAATATCATTAGATGCTAATAAAGTTACTCAATCTCAGCAAAAAGATTACAATATAACTTCCGTACCTACTATTATAATTTTTAGGGAGGGGGTAGAATTAGCAAGATTTAATGCCGATATTAGTTTAAAATCTGTTGCAACAAAAGAAGACATACAAAAAATCATAGACGAATTAATAGAATAAGCGAAAAACAAACAGCCTCCGAAATAAATTTATATTTATATAGGAATAATACATTATACAAATGGCAAACAACAAATTTTACGGATATTCACCAGACGCTTCAAAAGAGGCAGAAGGGAACCGATTAGATAGATTAAACCCATACGAATTTAGAAAAGGTATGGATTATGAGTTAACAGCACTAGGGTGCTCAAGATTAGCAGAATCAACTCTTGAAGAAAGAGAAAAAGCAACCGAGTCTGTGCTTAAAAACATCCAAGAACATAACGGATATTATACATCCTTAATTACCTATGAAACACTACATAGAAATTTAGAAGACAAACCAACATTCAAAAAATGGCTTGCTGAACAAGGAGAAAGTCAAATGAAAGAAGTAGATGAAAAATATACTAACGATAAAATGGTAGAGCTTAAAGAAACTATCAAAGCTAGAGTTAGAAAATTAATGAAAGAATATGCAAATCCAGAAGATGAAATGATGGATGATGAAGATGAAAATCAATCTCAACATAACATAGCAATGGGAGTTGATGATAAAGAGGATGTGCCTTTTGGTTTAGGTGTAAATGAAGAAGAAGAAGAAGAACAAAAATCGGCTGTAAAAGGTGCTAAGGGTAAAGCAAAACAACTTAAAGCTTTAGAAAAAGAAACAGAAAATTTAGGTAAAGAAAGGCTTAAAAATATAGAAAAATTATCAGCTCCATTAGCAAAATATAAAGATGGAAAAATGTCTGCTGATGAGTATAGAGAAGCTACAAAAGAATTAGTTGATAGAAATAAAGAAATCGTAGATAGGGTTAAGGAAATTGAAAAAGAAAAGGAAGCTATTTCTTTAGATGAAAAGATGGGAAGAAGAGAAGTTGCCAAAACTATGATGGAAAAAGAAACTCATTTGGAAATTTTAGAAATCATTAAGGAAGCTGGTATCAATTTAAGAGAAGGAGCTGATGGAATCAAAGTATATTACGAAATAGCAAAAACAGCCTACCAAGAAGGATTCATGGCAGGTTTACATAAAAACTAAATAAAATGGCAAAACAACTATTAACAGAAAGATTCCAAGAATTAGCGGGTATAAAATCACTATCAGAAGAAGAGGCCTCAGCGCCTTTTGTTTTAGATTCAAAAACTATTGAAAACTTAAAATACTTAATTAGTTTTAGTGGAGATGAAAAAATTGAAGAACTAACAGGTTTAGCTAATTATATTTTAGATGACCCATCACCATCATTTGAAAAGAAATAAATAAAAACAGTTATGGAGAAATTAAAAAGTTACTTTAAAAGATTGTGGAAAGCGCTTTGGGATTCAACAGATATTGATGAAAGAGCAGAAGCAGCATTAGCAGAAGCAAAGTCTAGAATCGCTGAAATGAAAAAAGAACTAGCAGATGTTAAAAAAGCAGCTAAAAACGTTGTAGCACAATCAAAAGACGTTGTAGATGCAGCCAAAGGAAAAAAAAGAAAAGGCAGAAAAGCCTCAAAAACAAAGAAAACCAATAATAAATCTAAAAAATAGAAAAATGACATTAAAGGAATTACAAAAAATGATTAAAGAAGAAATGTCTTCTTATATCGCGGAGGACGAAGAAATCGACATGGGTGTTGATATGGACGCTCCAGAAATTGACGTAGACGTAGACGCAGGTGACATCGATGTAGATGGAGATGAAGTAGGAGGTGCTGCTGAAGATACATTAAGAGGTATTTATGATCAATTAGCTGCTTATTTTGATGCTGAAGCCGGAGCTGAAGATGATATGGGGGGTGAAGAATTGCCTGCTGAAGATGATCTTGAAGGTGAAGAAGAAGCTGAAGAAGAAGCTGAAGAAGAAGCTGAAGAGGTAGAAGAATCAGCTGTTGCTTTACAAGAAAGGTTCAAAAAATTAGCTAACATAGTTAAAGGTTAATATACCTATGACTCTCGACGAGTTATTATTGGAATGGTCTTACAGATCAAAGAAGGGTTATCCAGAAGTGGGTAACCCATCTGACATTCATCTTTTAAGGGAAATATTAACAGAATTAGGGTTTAATGCTGACGATATCCTTGATGAGTTGGAAGGGAAAGATATATCTGTTGTTGAAGATGATGCTAAAGACTTTACAAAAGATGACCTTATAGATTTAATTTCAACTACAGAAATATCTAGTGAAGAAGCAGAAAAGATAGCTAAAACTATTTCTGGTTTAATTTTTACTACCCCCATATCAAATTATTTAAAAATAAAAGAACAAGAATCTAATATTGATAGAGGATCAATTAGATTATTTAAAGAATTAATTGAAAAATACAATATACAACAAGAATTTGCTGAATATATAAAAAATCCTGTTGATCTTGATATTAATAAAAATAATTTTACTGATTCAATATCCTCTCTCCCCGCAGATAAATTAAAAATAATTTTTAGAAGTATGCCCACTACTATAATAGGTAATGTATCTGTGGGTCCTGGTGAGGTTTTATTTTCTATTTTATTTAAAAATGTTAAAAAAAGAGACTCAAAAGGGGATCTAGATGTTGGGAGTTTAAATGTAGAGGTAAAAGCATCTATAGGGGCAGCTAAAAAAGCTGAAGATGAAAGAGGAGGAAACGCAGGAGCTGTAGTGGCAAAAGGGTATGGTAGGGGGGCTTGGTCATCGACCCGAAAGACAGGGGAGTTTGATAATTTTGTAGAGACATTAGGTATGTCAGAAGAAAATACATTGGATGCTTTAAAATTATTAGGTGCTTCTTTAAAGTGGCCCCTTAAAATGGCATCTATTTATGATGTTTTTACTAAGGATGAAAGTTTTGAAAAACAAAGATTTATAGATGGTTTTGATGGTGTATTAAGAAAAATATACCATAAATCTTCTTTTATACCTAAAGGAGAACATTTTGATTTAGGTTCATATTTTAGTAATCAAGATTTTAATAGTAAAGAATTTGAAATAGGTATAGCAAGAGAGTTAATACAAGCTTATAAAGATCATGAGGGGTTTGATGGGATGTTATATTTAAATAGAAGTGGAGATATGAAATATTTTGATAATGAATCTGTGGTAAAAAGTATAGGTACAGATATAATAATAAAATCATTTTCAGATGATGTTCCTCGTTTATTATTTCCAGGACATTCTTAATAAAAAAACTTGGTTACCCCAGATAATAGTATTATCCTACAACTGTAGGGGTTTATAGGTAAAAGAGAACACCGGTCCGCGAACCATGGAAAAATACGATCCACATAATATAGATAAGGCACTTAAACGAATGGAAAAAATGGATACATTAAAAGGTATCCATCGTTCATCCTCTAATATAATGTCATTTTTTGATGATAATGAGGCAGAACACGAATTAGCAGAACAAAAATCAGCAGCAGAGTTAAAGAAGGAAGAATACCTTCAATCCCACCAACTACTCAAAACAATTATTACAGAACACGGAACTAAAGATGAATTTACCCGTATAAGGGCTTTTGGTCTTTTAATAGAAACCACCGATTTTTTTACAATGGACGATGAAAGAAAAGCCATGATTAAAGAAAACATGGAATGGTGTAATAAAGTCTATGAGAAATACTTGGATACCCCAAAATAAATTATTATAATACAACAATTAACAAAATAAAAGTTATGAAATACGAAAAACAAATTACAATGGCTATGGAAAGATTAGATCAATCATTAGCTAGATTAAACGGATTTATCAAAAAAGGTCACAATGAAGATGCAATTAATTTTATGGATAATGAGTTAAAAGAAAGATACGAAGAATTACAAAACATGATAACTCTATCATCTACAGGCGCTTTAGGAGCTAGAGGTACATCACCAACAGGAATTATATAATATGTTATCAGCAGAACAAATCCAAACAAATTGGAACCGTTATATAAATGTAATAGAATCATCTTTCTCAAAAGAACGAACAGACATACTATTACCATTCTTAGATAAATATAAAGAAAGAATGATGATGATGCCTGCTTCAAGTAAAAATTGGCATCATTCAGCATTTGCAGGTGGTTATACTGACCATGTTTTGCGTGTCTTTGATTGTGCTAATAAATTATATGAAACGTGGACAGACATGGGTGGTGATATATCCACATATACAATTGAAGAAATGCATTTCGCAGCTTTATTCCATGATTTAGGCAAGATGGGTCAACAAGAAGGCGAGTACTACACTCCAAACGATTCACAATGGCATATTGATAAATTAGGTCAAATTTATAAGTTCAATACGGATATCCCAGCAATGAAAATCCCAGAACGTTCATTATTTATACTACAGGAAATTGGTTGTAAAGTAACTCAAAACGAGTTTATTACAATTAAAATCCACGATGGTTTATATGATGAATCAAATAAGTTTTACTTTATGTCTGGTCAAAAGGAAACAAGATTAAGAACACACTTACCTTTATTAATGCACCAAGCAGATCATATGGCTGCTCAAATTGAATTTGAGTTATGGGATAATGCCGCTAACCCAAAGTCAACAACCAAATCAACCAAACCTGCTAACGCTTCAAAAGGTGATAAAGCACTCAGAACAGCAAAAAAAGTCAACACAGCAAATAACCCAAAACTAGCATCAGCAACATTAGATGTTATAGATTCATTTTTTAAAGACTAATCATGATTTTAACACTTAGCATAACATTAACTGTAATTATTGTAGTTTCTATTTTTATAATTAGAAATTTACTAATCAAAAATGAAAGGTTAATGGATTTTATTGAAACACAAAGCGACGCTATTACAGCTTGTGATACGAAATTAAAAGAAATTGACGCTAAAGGATGGTTCGAATCAGATGATCAGATTGGGTGGTTTTTTAAATCAGTTAAAGAAATACAAGAATCACTAAATGAATTCACACTCAAATAAATCTTAATGACAAATTTTATACCAAAAGAACCAGTTAACACTGGTTCTCTTGAGCCCCCGAAAGAAGGTCAACCTAAAAAAAGAGGCCGTAAGAGAACCAAAAAAAGATATTTCACAGAAGACACAGACGCAGCAATAGCTGAATACTTAGCTTCATCCAACCAAGATGATAGAGATAAGATATTCAAAGATAGAATATGGTATCCATTCTATAAACTAGCGGAAAATTTAATACATACATTCAAATTCTACTATACAGAAGTAGATTCACTTGAAGACCTTAAACACGAGGTTATATGTTTTTTATTAGAAAAACTAGATTACTTTAAACCCGAAAGAGGTTCAAAAGCATTCAGTTATTTTTCGATTGTGGGTAAAAATTACCTCATCTTATATAATAATAACAATTATAAGAAAATGAAAGCTACTGTGGATGTTTTAAAAGCAGACGAAGATGATAACGTTTTACATCAATTAGGTAGGGATGGTCGTAAACAAGAAATAAAGGATTTTATTGATTTTTTCACAGAATATATAGATAAACATATGTTTACAATGTTTAAGAAAGAAAAGGATCGTAAAGTATGTGACGCAATTAACATTCTATTTAAACGAAGAGAAAACCTAGAAATCTTCAACAAAAAAGCACTATACATTTATATTCGTGAAATGACAGAAGTGGATACCCCCGTAATTACTAAGGTAACCAAAAAACTCAAAGTCCTATATAAAGATTTATATGCCGAATTCGATAAAACAGGGTATATAAGAGTCTAAGCTTTCCATATTTATAACAAAACAATATGGACCCATTAAATCAAATATTATTTGATGATAAGACTTTCTCAGACATTCTTAAAGAAATTCATAACAATCAAACAAAAAAAGCAAAACAACTCGCAGCTTTAATAGCAGAGTTGAGACCTTTAGTCCAATCTTTAGGAGACGCTACCGTTATAGTTCCTCTTATTAAGGAATATTTAGAAATAAGTGTCAAAAATGACGACCAATTAATAAAAATGGCGGCTATTGTTCAACGTTTATCAACATCATCTGCTAGTTCGGGGGATGGTGGATTATTAACAGATGCCGAAATGGAACAACTTCAAGGACTAGCAGAAGAAATAGCTAAAACAGTTGAAGAACCAAAACAAATAGAAGCACCCACAGAAGAAGAAATAGAGGAATAAATGCCTGTTATCAAAGAAAAAAATATCACCACAGAGGATTCCAATTCTCTAAAAAGTAACCACACCTTAACATCTGCGAGAGTCTTAGATGTCATCTTAGATATAAATCACCCCAAAGCCAAAGAACATGGAGAATATGATGCTATAGGGACTATTTTCTTTTCTATATTAGATAAAAATGATCACTATCAAAATAAAAACTCATCAGATCATGCTAAACCATTATTTTCTCACTTAAAATACTATCCTTTAATAAATGAAGTAGTATTAATTTTATCAGCTAATGATAAAGGCATATATGGTAAAAAATCAAGTAAATCATTTTATTACTTACCACAAATAAACCTTTGGAACCATCCCCACCACAATGCTTTACCAACCTCCAAAGCATTAGAAGATGAACCCACTTCTAATGATTACCAAAAAAGGGATAATGGAATAACAAGAAAAGTCACAGATGAGGGAACAGATATTGTGTTGGGGAGATATTTTAAAGAACAATTAAATATAAAACCATTATTATCTTATGAGGGAGACAGAATATTTGAGGGAAGATTTGGTAATTCTATAAGATTTGGTTCAACTAATAAAAATAAAAACCAATGGAGTAGGGTGGGGGATGAAGGAGACCCCATTACTATTATCAGAAATGGACACAACACAGGTATAAACGATGAAGGGTGGAAACCAACAACAGAAAATACATACGAAGACCACACATCTATATATTTAACCCACAACCAACAAATAACTGGATTTTCTCCCGCATCTTTAAACCAGCAATCATTTGGTGCCAATTTAACAGAACCACAAAAATATATCATTCCTACTGAAGAAGAAATTATTGAAGAAGAAGTTATTGAAGAAGAAATTATTGAAGAAGAAGGGATGTGTAATAATAATAAACTATTCCCCCCAGCTATGAAGGCCCTTCAAGGTCAAAGCTTTACAGGTGAAGGAAGTGGACCCACATATAACTCATCAACAACTCAAGCCCAATTTAGGGCTAAAATTAAACTTAATAGAGCTCTCTCAGATAATGGATTTCCTGAAGGGGGGAAATATACTCTCAGGGCAGATGTAAATTATTCAATTGATAGAAGTAGTAAATGGACAAAAAGACGTGAAGAAAATATATCCACATATACAATAACAATATTAAATTGTGATGGAACTCCTGTAGCATCTACAGATTCAGAAGAACTTCCCGAAACTGAAAGAAAAGGTAGAGATCTTAAGAGAAAGGAATTTGTCCTAAAATTATTTGGAGATGAAGAATGGAAATATTTTTATCCAGGTATGGATGATACATTTGAGAATATTCATTATATAACTCCAGATAAATTACTAGAAATTATGGATTTTTATGATGTAAAAGTAATGCATAATAACGCTTGGTACATGAAATTTATGGGAAGCCCAACGGGTATAAGAGGAGATATAAGGCCCCACTATAACCCTGTAAATAACAGTATCCATATTCCTACTTTAGAGGTCTTAATAAAAAGAAGCAAGAAATATTGGGAAGAAAATAAGGATGAAACCTGGTGGAAAGAACAAACAGAAGATTATCATATAAGATATGCAAGACATATACAATTAGATAGTGTATGGGCGGAAGTTTCTCATAAAGCTGATTTTGAAAAACATGGATATGGTGGTTTATCTAGAGACTTAATAGATGATGTAAAGTCCTTTTTTGGGAGAAAAGATATAGAATGGAGATATACAAACGAACAACATTTTGAAGGCAGAACACATGGGGTAACAGAATTTGAAATGGCCCAAGATTTCAATATACATACTGACTCTAATGAATTTTTTGCATATTTAGAAGAAAAACGAAATCAAACTCAGGTTTAATTAAGAATAAATAATGGGGATATTAAAAAATAGAAAAAATAGAAATAATAATAATTCAAACACCTCAGGTTTGGTGGCGGCGAGAGTCTTAGATGTCATCTTAGATATAAATCACCCTAAGGCTAAGGAACTTGGAGAATATGATGCTATAGGGACTATTTTCTTTTCTATACTAGACAAAAATGATCATTATCAAAATAAAAATTCATCAGATCATGCTAAACCTCTATTTTCATATATAAAAGATTACCCTTTAATAAATGAAGTAGTATTAATTTTATCAGCTAATGATAAAGGCATATATGATAAAAAATCAAGTAAATCATTTTATTACTTATCTCAAATAAATATTTGGAATCATCCTCACCACAATGCTTTACCCACATCTAAAGCATTAGAAGATGAACCCACTTCTAATGATTACCAAAAAAGGGATAATGGAATAACAAGAAAAGTCACAGACGGTAGCACTGATATAAATTTAGGAAAATATTTCAAAGAAGAATTAAATATAAAACCATTACTACCTTATGAGGGGGATATGATTTTAGAGGGAAGATTTGGTAATTCTATAAGATTTGGTTCAACTAATAGAGGGGATAGTATACCAGAAAAAAACCAAAACCAATGGAGCAAAACAGGAGAAACAGGAGACCCTATTACTATTATCAGGAATGGACAAAAAATAGAAGAAGATAGTGAAGGATGGATACCCACAACAGAAAACTCAAATGAAGATAGTTCTGCCATTTACATGACTTCAAACCAACAAATAACAGGATTCACCCCTGCATCTTTAAATAATCAATCATTTGGCGCTAACTTAAAAACTACTAACACTTTTAAACAAATAATAGATTCCCCAGAAATAATAGAACCAACCAATGTACCACCAAAGGTTGATGATGATGATGAAGAAGTAGTAATAATCCCCGAGACTATAGTAGATACTCCTGTAATTGAACCTGAAAAAGATGACGAAGAAGAAACAGAAATCAATCCTTTTGATGAATATACTGAGAATATAGAAACAGGAGAATATATAATGTCAACGGAAGACATAGAAGTATCAGGTACTGAATTAAGTGAAGAAGAAAAACAAACTGAATCCAATACAATTGAAAACCCCCAGGAGGGTGAATTTGTTAGGGGAGAGGGGGGAACACCTACTATTTGCAAAAATAAAGAACAAACAACCACCGCATATAATGAATGGAAAGATGGAAAAATAGACTACCCCATACACATATCCCCACATAGAGGGGATGTAATGATAATAGACCCTTACCCTGTATCTGAATTAATATCTAAATTAAAATCTGATGGGGTAAATTCTTCAAAATTATCTAAAATAGAAAACCTATGTATTCATGTAACAGCAACTGATTTCCAAGATAATATAGGACTTTCCAATTACTTTGCTTATTTTGCTCCGAGCAAAACAGGTGGATGGTCAAGACATGGGTATAATATATCAATAGATGATGAAGGAGGGTGTAATTATAATGTAGATTTGATTAAAAAAGGGCATTCTTATGGGATAGGGGGGAATGGATATACAAGCACTAGAATTAATGGATTACTTGCACCTAATTCAAAGACAATAAATATATCATGGATTGGAACTAATAAAACAACATTATCAAAACCTAACTTATCTCCTGGTAAAACTAATAACCCCAATATAACCCAAGCACAAGCCTACGCTATAGAAAATTTATGCCGTTATTTCATAAAAGCTTTTCCTGATATAAAAATATTTGGTCACAATCAAATAACAATAAAAAAAGGATATGGTAAATCATGCCCTACATGGGATAATGTTAAATATTGTGAGTTAATAGGAATACCTGATAAAAACATATATAAAACCCACATACACCAATTATCAATGTCTGATAAAAAGAAATTAAAAGACTACGCAGATATAATAAAAGACTACTCCCAGTATACAGATGAGACCCTATCCAATTTCTCCTCTTTTTATGGGACCACTTACCAAAATACAGCTCAATATGTATATAATTTAACCAATAAAACATCAGCATAATTATGAGTTATAAACCAGACACCCCAGGAAATTATCAAGGAAAACAAGTAATAATAAATTCAGATAGATTATTATTTAATGCCAAAAAAGATTCTATTCTTTTATTTTCAGATAAAGCAATAGGATTTAGTACTAATGGGAGTTTCCATTTTGATACCTCAAGAGGAGAAGGCAATAAATTTGTAGTAAATGCCCCTAAAATATATTTAGGACTAACTTCAGATGGGGACTTAGCCACAGAACCAGTACTATTAGGAGATAAAACAGGAGACCTACTAACATCCATCCTGAAGATGGTTGATGATTTAATTACAGACATTGTAGTAAAATTTACATTTCCAGGAGGGGTATCTAGCCCAGGTAATGAAGGAATGGTAGCAACAAGAAGAGCAAAAATTAAATCTTTAATAAAAAAAATCAAAGACGTAAAAAGCAAAAACGTAAGAACAATATAAAATAATATAAAATGGGATGTAAAATAAAAATAGGACCTTCTATACTGCTTATGATAGAGCAAAAGATAGACAGAATATTAAGTGAGGCAGAAGACAAAATATGGGAAATGCTTAACGAACAGTATGAAAGAGTTAAAAATATGATTCCTACTAGGGAAGAGTTAAAAGAATTACTTCTTGCATATGCTTTAAAATTATTAATGGAACATAGATGTGATAAGATAGCTCAAGATTTAATAAAACTACTTTATGAGAAATTTAGATCTATATTGGATAAAGCTAAAAATATAATAGAGGGAATTAGTAAAAAACTAAATGCCATTTACAACAAAATAAAAGGTATAATAGATGGAATAATCCCTAAAATCAAAAAAATATTAGCAGTAGCAGCAAAAATAGTAATTGTTTTAGATATAGTAATAAAAGTAGCAACAATAGTAGTTAATATATTAGGATCTCTTAAAAGAACCTCTGGGTTAGTTAGTGGATTAAGAATGAAAATATTAGCAGCAGCAGAATTTATATGTAATCTGAATAATCTCATAAAAGGTATAGGAAAATCATTAGGTAAATATATGAGTAAGGCATACGAAATAGTAGATGTATTAAAACCCTTATTAACTTTAGTAGCAAAACTATTAGCTGAGATTATGTTCTTAATAGGAATGTTAGAACTAATTATGTTAAAACTAATTCAAGGATGTGCTGCTAGCCCAGAAGACCCCTCAGATAGTGGTGGTGGTGGTGATATAAATGAAAACCAACTTCCATCAAAATTAGCGGAAATATTAGATGAAAATGAAATCCTCCAAATAGACCCAAATAAAGCAGCAGAATTAGGAGAAAATCCTTTTGATTATACAAACCCTTATTCAGATGAATATCATGCCTTTATAGATGAATTAAGATCAGATGGAAAAGAAGAAGTAATTGAAAGACTATATAATGCTAATTTCCAAATGATTGGATATAAACGTTATAAAGTCTAAAAAATTTATATTTATAATAAACAACAAACAAAATGAAAGCAAAAACATTCGAAAACCTCATTAGAAAAGTAGTAAGAGAAGAAATCGACTACGCTTTAGGTAGAGAACTTAAATCTCTAAGAGAAGATTTACGCAACGAACTTAAACCAACAATCACAGAACACACTGAAAGACTTGTTGAAGTACCAAATACACCAGTATCGGGGGAATCTAAAACTTCTTTAAAAGAAAAAATCATGGGTAAAAAACCTTTCCAAAAGAGAGCATTCTCCCAAAATTCAGCACTAAATGACCTTTTAAATGAAACAGCACAAGGAGATACTAATTTAGAAAGTGGAAAACCATCTATGGATACACCAATGTCAACTGATGGTATGCCTAAAGAAGTAGCAGACGCAGTAACAAGAGATTATAGTGGTTTAATGAAAGCAATTAATAAGAAAAAAGGAAAATAACCATGCCAATCCCTATAAAAAGAAGAATACACCCTTTAAGCATTAATAGTAACGTTACTATTGGGATGGCTTTCCCTATAGATGAAGTCAATCTTTTTGAAGGAACGAAAACAGTTAAAGATCAAATAAAAACCAATTTACTTAACCTTCTTTTAACTGATCAAGGTGAAAGAATAAATCACCCTAACTATGGTGTGGGGCTAAAAAACCTACTATTTGAACAGCACGTAGACGAAGAGGAACTTGACGAAACCATATCCCAACAAATAGAATTTTATATTCCCGAAATACAATTAACAAATACTGATGTCCAATTTATAGAGGATGAAAACCTACTCTATATATCAATAACTTACATGTTCAATCTTGATCAATCTGAAGATACAATACAATTAAATTTTAAATAATGGCTTACAACAAAGTATCAAATAAAACACAAGATAAAGAAGTAAAATATCTTTCTAAAGACTATAATTCTTTTAAAAACAACTTAATGGAATTTGCAGAAGTATACTTCCCAAATAATTTTAATGATTTTAGTGAGGGAAATCCAGGAATGATGTTTATGGAAATGGCGTCTTATGTAGGGGATGTTCTCTCTTTCTACACTGATACTCAAATACAAGAAACTTTCTTAGCCACTGCAAAGGAGAAAGAAAACCTATATAATTTAGCATATTCTATGGGTTATAGACCAAAAGCAACAACAGCAGCATCTACAACCCTAGAAGTATACCAATTAGTACCTGCAACAAATAATGGGGGCAATTACACTCCTGATTGGGAATATGCCCTAGAAGTAAGCAAAAATTCAGTTTTTAAATCAACAGAAGGCCCAACATTCTACCTAACGGAACCAATAGATTTTAATTTTTCATCTAGCTTTAACCCCACAGATACAAGCATATATCAATACGATATTTCAAATAATCCTGAATATTTTCTTTTAAAGAAAAAAGGGAACGCTATATCAGGAACAATAAAAAACAAAGAATTCACTATAGGATCAGTTGAACAATTTAAAACATTAACTTTATTTGATAAAAACATAATATCGATAGAATCTATCACAGACACAGAAGGAAATAATTGGCATGAAGTACCTTATTTAGCTCAGGATACTATATTTGATGAAACTACAAACACAGGGGCAGAAGATCCTGAATTACATGGTTTTAATCAACAAACACCTTATCTTTTAAAATTAAAAAAAGTACCAAGAAGATTTATATCTCGCTTTAAATCAACAGGAGAACTAGAAATCCAATTTGGATCAGGAACCTCAGACAAGGCAGATGAAGAAATTATCCCAAATCCAGATAATATTGGTTTGGGTATTAAAGACGGAAGAAATAAACTAAACACAGCTTATGATCCCTCAAATTTTTTATATACTCGCGCATATGGAAGAGCACCATCCAATACTCTACTAACTGTAAGGTATTTAACGGGAGGGGGATTAGAATCAAATGTTAATTCTAATACTATTACTAAAGTAGAAACTTTATATTCAAAAAACAAACCTAATCTAAATCCTAGTTTATTAAAATTTATTAAATCATCAGTAGCCTCTACAAACTCAGAAAAAGCGAGGGGGGGAGGATCAGGGGAAACAACGGAAGAATTAAGACTAAACGCTATGGCCAATTTTTCTACACAACAAAGAACAGTAACCAAAAATGATTATTTAGTTAGAACTTTATCTATGCCTTCTAAATTTGGTAGAGTAGCTAAAGCTTATATAATGCAAGATGATCAAATATCACCCCTAACAACAGAACCAAATCGTATACCTAATCCTTTAGCTTTGAATTTATATACTTTAGGATATAATGCAAAAAAACAATTAACAACCTTAAATACAGCAACAAAGACAAACTTATCTACCTATTTGGAACAACACAGAATGCTAACAGACGCTATTAATATTAAAGACGCATTTATTATTAATTTTAAATTAGACTTTCAAATAACGGCTTTTAAAAATTATAACAACCAAGAAGTACTATTAAATTGCATATCTGAATTAAAAAACTACTTCAATATAGATAGATGGCAGATAAATCAACCTATTATAATGTCTGAAATAGAAAATTTAATAGGAGGAGTAACGGGGGTACAAACAGTTGAAAACCTAGAATTAGACAACAAAAGTAATATGGCTTTAGGTTATTCTCAATATAAATATGATTTTGCATCAGCAACTAGAAACAAAGTAATATACCCCTCACTCGATCCTAGCATTTTTGAATTAAAATACCCTAACACAGATATTAAAGGAAAAGTAACAACATACTAACATGGCATATTATTTTATATATCCTGAAAAGGACACAACCCTATACAGTCATCCCGACCGTACTACAGCTAATACAGGACACGATGAAATCCTAGAATTAGCAAAAGAAAAATCAACTACAACAGGATTATATTACCCCTCAAGAATACTTATAAAATTTAGAAATGAGGAAATTAAAGACGTAATATCAAATGTTATAGGACATTCTGCTTTTAATGAACCCCTAATAGAAAAATCATCAGTAGCTCTACAATTAATGTCTACGGAACATAAAAGTTTAACATCAGTTCTTAATATAAATTGTTATGCTGTATCTGAATCATGGCAACAAGGGTCAGAAAGATATTTAGATATCAAACACGGAGTAACGGGCTCAAACGGTGCAAGTTGGAAATATACAGATGACACAAATTTCAGAACAGAATGGCAAACAACTAATTTCGCAGCAGGCACAACAGGTTCTATAAACTCATCCCAAATAACAGCAGGAGGAGGTAGTTGGTATACATCTAGTGGATTTTTTGGTACTCAACAGTTTCTGGATGGGGATATGATGGATACTAATTTAGAAGTAAAGGAAATAGTACAAAAACATAGTGCAAGTTTATTTTCAAACCAAACATACCCGTTAGGGGTATATAATCATGGTTTTATAATCAAAAAACCAGATTCAATAGAAACATCCACTGTTACCAGTTTTGGTGAAATGAAATATTTCTCATCTAATACTCATACAATATATCCTCCAAGATTAGCCTTTAAATGGGATGATAGTACTCATAATTACCAATCATCATCTAAACAAAGTGGGGAATTAAGTGTTTCTCTTTATAAAAATAAAGAAAAATATAATCAAAATGAAGAAGCACATATTAAAGTCCATGTAAGGGATAAATACCCTACAAGACAGTTCACTTCTTCTTCTAACTTCTTAAACCCAGGATATTTTACAACGTCCTCGTATTATAGTGTAAGAGACGCACACACAGAAGAAGAGGTAATACCTTTTGATGATGATTTTACAAAAATGAGCGCGGATAATGAGGGTATGTATTTTAAATTATATATGAAAGGCTTACAACCAGAAAGATACTACCGTATTTTATTTAAACACAAAAACACCGAAGGAACAACAGTATATGATAATGAATATAATTTTAAAGTAATTAGATAATGAAACTTATAAAATTAAAGAAAAAAATATATTCTGATAAAGAAACCAAAGCAACTATAGATAATAGTTTTTCAGAACTATCTAAATCTAGGGACCCTATAAATGTAGATAGACTTTTTAAAATGTATAATGAATTATTTTTTGATGTGGAAAAAGAAGGAGATAATTCCCACGTAACATTTATTGAAAGAAGCACAGAATATGTGCGAAATTATGTAGATCCTAAAGATGAACAAATAGATTCATTAATAGAAAGAATAGAAGACCTAGAAGAAGAATTAGCAGAAACGATAGATCAAGAACATCCCTTCTTCCCTGATGGAACAATGTTATATAATGGGTCGGCTCTATGTTTAATGAAGGATGGGGTACGAAGACACATGCAATGGACTGTATTCGA